TTGTCTGCTTTTTCTGAAAGTCTTGCATTAAGTAATTCAAACTCTGTTTGTAAAGCTATTCCAGATGATACTTGTTGCTTTGTAGTTCTTACTGCACCTGTATGTGCAATCCTATTGATAGCATCTACTTTATGATTTATTGAGTCCATCAAACCATTAAGATTTTGACCTGATGGTTGTAATAGATATGGTTTTAAATTTGAGTCCATTTCATCTGGCATTTCAATAACTGCACCAGCACCAGCACTTGCATTGACACTTGGAGTTTTTACTAATGATGGGTGGTTTGTTAATCTAATTAATTGTTCGATCTCAGATAATTCATTGTATATACTTTTTTGCAAATCAGCTATGTCCTGTAGGTCTGATTGACCAATCCCCCTCTTATGCGATTTGGAATTGTATAAAATAACTGCTGGTATTTTGCCAATCAGATTATCGACAGTATCTATTGTAGTTGGGTCTGATCTTTCATCTTTTGAATATATTGTTTCTATTCGATCAGGAAACCATAACCTAAAATATGTACCGCCATCTTTATCTACTTCTTCTCTAACTTTAAGATAGTCTAAATAATATTTACCATTTACTTCTCTTTTAAAATTCCAATCTAAAACATTCTCAGGTGTAACGATTGAAATATATGGTCTTATTTCTTGATTAAGTTCGTCTGCTCTTGTTCTAGTTTGTATAGCTGGTTTATCTAAAACTAAAAAAGTATGGCCATAAATAGCCGCATAATTTTGAGCCTGTTTCATTACAGAGTTAAAATTGTTACCCTCTAAATCTGCATCTTTTAAAAATGATTCTAAACTAGGCTCGTCAGCCATAGAACCAAAATCTCTTGAAGCTTTTACTCTAAATAAAAAAGATGAATAAATTTGAATTATATTTTTACAATGGTTATCGCATGGTGTGTTACCAAGTCTTTGATTGTATTCGTTATCTAATTCAAGATTGTATCTGTTTAGATATTGACCAATAGTATAATCATATCCACCATTGTATGATCTTATAAAATATTCCCAAAGATTTACGTTTTCTTTGTAATCTTTGTGTGTTTCGTAAGCATCATCTCTTGTATAAGCCATATTATTTGTGAACCCATCTTGTTGGTACTGAACTTGGCATTTGAGTTACTAAAGGTTTTATATAATCAATCATGTAGCCTAGAGCATCATTCATATGGTCAAATCCATCTTCTTTGTCAGGAATATTTGTATCTTCCTTGTACGTTTGTCTTTGTAATCCTTT